TCGATTTGTTTTTCTAAAATACCTAGGGCCTTACTTTCGTCCCCATTGTTAATAAATAATTGATTACAGTAAGCCGCAATTATACCGGCTTTGATTGGGCTAAGATTATCGTAGTCCCAACCCGTTTTAAGACAGTAGACTCTAGCCATTGTCTCCTTCATTGTTTTAATTAGATCCTTCATAACGTTTTAACAGTTTTACGAGTGTCTCTCGATTGTTTATCGAAGGTATACATTGTATACAAGATACTCAAAACTATTTTGTTAATGAAGTGTTAAAATTTGTTAAAGGGGTAAAAAAAGCCCCCGTAGAAACGGAGGCCGTACGTCGTGTATGAATCAACGTTATGAAGCTATTTAAAAAAGGCTAGATAAAACTAGGTCCGCTTCCGCTTCCCTTCTCTTAACTTGATCGTCTAGGCCTTTCTCCTCGAAGTGTCTTTTAGATCGCTCTAAGGCGTCTGCTATGCCCTCGTAATCCCTATTTCTTACAAAGTCTACTATTTCCCTCATTTCCTCCCTATTTTCGCCCTCTAAACTATTTCCCCTACTAAGTACTAGGGAAACCAAAGCCCCTCTCGTATTATCGTTTAAATCGTCTATTTGTGGATAAATAAATTTAGCCATACTATACCCTCTAGGGATCGTTCTTTTTATAAAGACTTCATAGGCGCATAAATACGGAATGTTTACTTTAAGTAGGTCCGAAGTTAACATTTGTTTAGCCGGATTACCATTAAGCCCTAAAACCCTAAATAATAGCGGGAAATAGTTAGGGTTAATATTACCGTCCCAATCGTCTATTAACTGCGTCTTATAAGTGTCTCCTAGATCGTAGCCTATTCCTATTATAATTCCCGTTCCCCGATAACTTGGCCTAAATAAAAACTTATTATAGTAGTTCTTATTTCCTACCTCGAATTGGATTATTAAGTCAATAGCGGAGCGGGAAATCATTTTATTTATACGGTTCGTAAACTGTCTTACCGTTAACCTTTTTAGCTTTAAGTATTTGTTTACGTTGCTTGCCCGTAGACTCGTACGAAACGTGAACCCAATCCGGATTACTGTCCGATCCAAATTCCCAAATTAATTGATCAAACTCTAGGCTTTCTTTTATATAATCAAAAACCATTTTATTAGTAACCTTTTGTAAACTTCCGTCCATATCTATATCGATAGCTTCGCCGCTACAATGCTGACTAGTTGCGGAACCTCCAATACATTTATTTAACTCCTTAGACCTATAACCGCTCGAAATATGGATCGGGCAACGGAAATTAACTCGAATAGGCTCGAACACCTTTTCGGCTAATAACTTAAAGTTCTCGATATGTTCGGGAGTTGGCATATTGCTAATTCCTTGTCTTTTTGCTGACTCGCTACGGATTAACTCCGCTAATTCTAAATGCTCGCTTAACTTCATAATTTATAATTTATAAAATGAATAACATATACTAATAGACCAAACTAAAAATAATATTATTAATAGATTTCGTTCCTTCTTAGTCATTTGTTAGGTTTTTATTCCCTTTTACATTCTCGTAAAGACTTTTAAAGAACGCCGCAAATACAATAGCTACAAAGCTATGATAGATTGTGTCGCTTACTACTAGGTCCTTTTGGAATAATCCGGTTCCTATATCCGATAACGCAAATACGCACATCATTATAAAAGCCCCTACTCCAATAGCTACGGCCCCGTTTAATGGAGACTTATCGCTTAATAAATGCCAAATAAAATTTTTTATCATTTCTACTATTTTAAACTTTGAAACTGTACTAATATTATAGCTATTAAAATTACTTTTTGCGCGAAGTCGAGGACTTCTTTTTTATCGTAGTCTCGGCTTTTGGGGGCGCGATAAAGTTCTCTACTTGCCTCGTATTTTCCTTGCCAATAATTGATTGTATCGCGTTTAGTATATATTGTTTTATTAAGACTATCATTTTTTATATTTTTAATTGTTAAAGAATCCTTTAGTAAGTCTATCGTATTACCGTAAGACTTAAATAAAATGTTTATTTCGTTAGCTTGCTTAACCGTCATTATTACGACCGTATCTTTACCTATTATCTTACTTATTGGATATTGGCAATAGCAAGAAGCTACGTCCGCTATCAGTAGTAACGCTATCAAGTTTAGCCTTAACTTCATTTAATTCGGTTTTAAGATTACTAACTTCATTTTTTAGGCTTGTAATAGTCTCTACCGCTTGATCTACTAACTCGGTTTGTTTATTACTAGCTTGTTCTTGTACGTCTGCGCTTACTTCTAGAGTATTATTAAAATTACTCATTAAAGCCCTATACTCCTTCTCTTTTGGATCTTCTATTCTATTTTGGGCCTTTAAGCTACACCCAAACAAAAATATAAATATTACATACTTCATATCTTTTATTTTATATGTTGGATTTTACCTAATTGCTCTAGGGTAGATAACTTAGTATTAGAAGTAGCTAGGGAAGAGTCGCAACGTCTAAGAGCGTCGCTAATAGCGTCTACTCTTTGTTCTAGCCTTTCTACTTTAGCCATTTGCGTAATAGCTTGATCCCTAAACGTAGTTTTAACGTCTAAGTATAGATATCCGATACCGCATAGCGTAATAAATAGCGTAGCTACTACCGGATTTTTACTAAATTCCTTAAAGTTTATTGGGAGGGGATTAGCCGAAACGTTAATTTTCTTGTCTGCCATTTTCTACATAATTTTTTTAAAGTACCCTATTGAAACTACGTTAGTTGAGTACCCTAAAGAAAATATGTCTTTTTTCGGCGTTTTATAGTTTAACCCCAATCCTAGACCTAGTTTCCCGTCTCTTCTATCGTAAGAGGTAAAGCCGCCTATATAAAGCGCGCCTTTCTCCTTAGTAAAGATATAATTATTTCTAATTATCGTTTTTTCGGCTAGGAGGGCTTCGAAGCCCCTAGATTGGATTTTATTGCGGGAAATTGTATCGTTAATAACGAATCTATTTGAGTCCTTAAATATCGTATCGGAATAGGCCTTTACTTCGGCGTAATCTTTAAGGATAAAGGTCGTATCGTGGACCTCGTCTATTAGGTAGGCGGTATCTAAAACCTTATAAGGTATGTCCTTCCCTTTCTTTGTGATCTTAAAAGTATCGTACTTGTAAATAGTGTCTATTTCGGTTCTAGTTGTTGTAAAATCAGTAGGGCGACTAAATAATAGCCACCCTACTACTAAAATCAATACTACTATGAACAAATTTTTCATTCTATAACTCTTCGTCGGCTTCCTCTTCGTCAAAGGTTACACCGGTTACCCAATCTTTTAGGAAGTGAAACTCCTCTAATCCTTTAGGATTTAATACCTCGATAGGCTTAAAGTCGAACTCGCTTTCATTAAGTTTTTTAATGTCTTCTCTTAGTTTCTTAAGGCCGTCTTTAGAGAACTTATATTCTCCTTTCTCGTCGGTAACTAAAACGCCTTTATCGTCCGTAGCGGCGTTATCTAGTCTAAGTTCCTCGACTTTGTTAACGTACTCTTCTTGATAAGGCTTTAGCTTTTCGCCAAACTTAAATAGCTTCTTTTGAACCTTAGTTTCTTGTTTGCCGATTACTTGGTTAATTTGGCCAATTACTTGACCGATTTTTTCGTACTTCATAAATTGATTATTTTTTACAAATATATTAAATATTTGGAGTTTCCCAAGGTAAAGGAAGTACTACTATTGGAGGGTTTATAATATTATAAATTTGAGTATTTATATTTTCTTGGAGTGCGGGCATATTAAAAGCCGCCTCTAGCCACCCGCAAACTTGATCGAAAGTAAGATCCGGATAAGCCGTAAAATCAGTATCGGACGGAGTAACGCAATCGTAGTTACCTTGTTGGTAAACTATAATATCGCCTTCTATTCCTTGGTAAACCCAAGAAACTGTTTTAACTACGTCTAATAAATCCCCTTCTCTAGGAGCGGTAGATAATTTATTTATAACCCATTTGTAAGTAATTGCCATTGTTTATTATTTAAAATTTATTAATTATGATGCTCCAAACGCATATACATAGAAACTAACTGTCGTACCGGTATTATTTGATAAAATAGGCCCTCTACCACTTCCGTCGAAAGCTACTGAAATAGCAGACGACGCGTTATAAGTTGCACTAGCAGAAGCCCACCCGCCACTAGATACTAAAACAGTTCCCGCATTGGCAGTCGGACTAACAGTAGCAAAAATAGCGTAACCTCTTCCGCTTGTACTATACCAAGAAATAAAATAAAATCCTTGAACATAAGTTCCACCTAAAGAACCGTATTTTTCTCCATTAGCTAAATTACCACTAAGATAAGCATAAGCGCCATTTGATCCCGCTCCAAATATACCGCCCGAATTAGAAATAGTAGCCGCATTTAGAGTTAAATTATTTCCTCTCATAGTTCCGTTAACGTCTAAAGTATACCCATTATCGGTAAAAGTGCCTACTCCCAATCTTCCGGTATTATGAACCTTAATTCCGCTTCCCGTACTTGTATAAATTTGGAAAGCCGCTTGACTAGAACTACTGCCGCTCATATCAATATTAACACCATAAGAAGCAGAACCTCCGTAGTTTTTGAACGTTGCTATCCATTCCGAATTAGTTGTTTGATTAACGAATATTCTAGCACCCGTTGCCGCTTGTCCTATCCCTAAATTATTAACTTGTAAATTATTATCTACTTGCGTAGATCCCGATAAATAGTTTTTATCGCTTGCTCCCGCTTGATAAATACCCCAACGATTAGTTAAAGTAACTCCGCCCCATTCGTCTAAAGGATTTATTAATAAAGCGTAATAGTTAGTAAAAGTAGTATTACTAGCACTTGTTGGATAAATACCTTGAATAAATACTCCGGCTCCGTGCGAAATTGTACCCGCATTAGTTCCGCCGGTTTGTTGTAATACTTGAAAAGCAGAAATCGCTCTAGGATATGAAGTTTGATTAACAGTAATAGAAACTCCCGCAGTATTAAATATATTTCTATTAACTGAATTAAATCCCGCTATTACGGCTCCGGAGTTAACCGTAGCGCTAGAAGATCCCCAAGTAATAGCTTGATAATTATTTGCCGCCGCCCAAGTACCGCCATTATTAAAAGTTCCCGTACTAGGAGAAAATCCATTAGAAATACTTAAACCATAATTCCCGCTAGAACTAAAACCCGATCCCGCAGAAATAGAAGATTCTCCGTTAGCGTTTAGTATAATTCTATCCGATCCCGCCTTACTAACATACATAATTCCAAAACCACTTACCGCCGTTCCTTGTGCTACTACGCTAAATAAAGAAGACGAATTATTAATCATATTAAGGAAATAATTATCCCCGCTTTGATTTATTGTTAATTTAACATTTGAAACCGGACTAGTTCCTAAACCCATTTGAGTACCGTCAAAAGTTAAATTTGAACTACTAGTAATATTGGACGAAGTACTCCAATAAGATATTCTATTTGCGGCTCCCGATCCCGTAACGTACCCACTTAAAGAAGGTATTTGAGAAGTTAAAGCTATTGTACCGTCGCTACTAGGCCATTGTAAATAAGTTTGAGTATTATCTATCGAAGTACTTAATCCTATTATTTTATTTTGAGTTGCGTTTTTATAACTTAACATTAATCTACCCGCAGAATCGGAATATATTGTCGTACTATTTGCGTTCCCAACGTAATTAGTACCGTTACCAATATTCATAACAAAAGAACCGCCCGCGTCCGAAGTTGTTTTACCGGTAGTTATAGTTTGATTACCCGTAATAGATCCGGTTATAGTTAAATTACCGTCAGTAGATAAAATAAAATCTTTAGTAACACTTGCGCCCGCACCCATAGAAATTTCTCCGCTATGATTTAATGCTATGTAACTATTATTTGGAGTATAACTACTGTTTCCGGTACCTATAAAAATATCCGTACTTCCGTCTCCTAAAAACGTTCTTGCACCCGTTCCAAAAGTATCGTTTACTTCGTCTATTTCTATTCTAAATAATCCATTTATTCCGCCATTATCGCCGTAAATTTGTAAAGGCACCGTAGAACTTGTATTTAGATTTAAAATAGTAGCGTCTATACTACCATTAGCAACAAATCCGGAACCATTCCACCCGAAATAATTAGTTCCGGTAGAACCGAAATTAATATATCCCGTAGTAGCCGCCGACGCTCTATATATTCTTAAGTCTCCGCTAAAATTTGCGTCTACTCCGTTAATTGTATTGCTTACAGTAAGACTATCATACATTTGTATAGGACCTCCGTCTATTATTCGCATAGCAGTAATACTAGCGTTACTTACTAAAAATCTTATCCCGTCGTCGCCACTTATTACCAAATCTAATCCCGCAGAAGCGCCCGTTCCTCCTATACCTAAATAACTATATTGAGCGCCTACTATTAATTTAAAAGTACTTCCCGTTCCGCTCCAAGTTAAAGAACTTTCGCTACTTACTGAACTAGTACCATTCCATAAAGTTACTCTACCATTTACACCCGTACCCGTAACCGGATTAGTTAAAGTAGAAGTAGATCCGTCCGCCATTAAATATTGTGAACTTGTACCTCCGCTTTTTATTATGCTATTTCCGGTAATTGAACCCGTTATAGCTAAATTTCCCGAAGTAGATAAAGTAAACTGTTTAGAAGGAGTAGAACCCGCCCCCATATAAATTTCGCCGTCTTGATTAAGTACTATATAAGTATTAGTAGGAGTTTGACTAGCATTTGCAGTACCTATAAAAATATCTATTCCGCCGTCCCCTAAAAATGTTCTTGCACCGGTAGCAAAAGTATCGGTTTTAGTACTTGTTGAAATTCTAAATAATCCATTTGTAACTCCCGTATCGCCGTATATTTTAAAAGACTCTTCGGCTACACTAGTTATAGTAACTACTCCGCTAGCTTCGGTAATAATACTATCAGTAATAGTACTTCCGGTCGCAGAAAATTTAGCTAATTTATTTATAGTTCCCGTTCCGGTTACCGGATTAGTTAAAGCCGCTTGATACTGTGGAATATTTAAAGTATTACTTACTAAAGTAGCCGCTCCACTTGTCCCCGTTGTCGTAAGACTAGTAATTCTATTAGTATAAGCAGTATCCCAAGTAGTTTGAGAAGCGTTAGTAGGAATAGAATATCCACTCGCAAAAGTAACCGCTAGAGTTCCGCTTGTAGTAATAGGATTTCCCGATACACTTAAGCCCGTAGGAACTGACATATCTACGCTCGTAACCGTTCCGACGTATTGGTCCGCGTAATTAGGTATATTAAAAACTCCCGTACTGTTATCGTAAGTAGAAGCGCCGGTAGATCCCGTAGTCGTAAGACTAATCGCCGTTCTAGCCCTTGCGTTAGTAAAATATAAATTTGTTAACTCCGGAACTACCAAAGTATTTAAAGTCTGCCAAGTCTTATCGCCCCTCCAATATTCTAAAGTAGTTCCCGCAGTTATATAGTCTTGCTTACCGTTGAAAGTGGACCAATCCGCAGAACTTAAAGCCCCGCGTTTAGTTGCGCTTGCAGTAGGTAAATTAAAAGTATGAGTATCGACGCTAGAAACGATATTAAAATCGCTTCCGCTCGTTCCGGTCCCAAAGTATTGTACTTGCGCAGTTAATCCGTTTAAAGCCGTTAGTCCCGTACTAAAAGTCGTTATAACTTGGCATAAGTGCGAATCTTGCGTATGTATTGTCGTAGTCTTACCGCCGCTATTGTGTGCGTAAAGTTTTATCGCTAATCTATCCGTAACCGTTAAAGAAGTCTGCGGAACTGCCGTAGCAAAAGAATATAAATTAAGATTAACTCCGTCGTATAAAATTTCGTGCGAACTAGTAGCAATTAAAGTAAAAGTAGTACCGTCGTATTTATATAATTCCGCGTAAAGTTCCGGAGTACCTCCGTTAGAACTCATAGAAGCGTAAATTTCAAAGTCCCAATTCCCCGCCGGTATTTGTAATAAAGCCGGATCGCCCGCGTCCGTTAAAAACGCCGTAATAAATCCGTCTCCCGTTTTACTAAAATCTACCATAGTTCCCGTATTGGCAATCTTACTCATTTCGTAATAAGTAGTACCCCCTATTGTCCCTTGGCTAACGCCTCCGTTTAAATAGTAAGAAACCGAAGATCCTCCTCCTCCGCTAGTAGGGAAGTCGGCTAAAGTGCCGTCTCCTCTAATATATTGAGAAGGATAACCTAAAGCGGTTACTCCTATCGTTCCGTTGGCCGTTAGGGGGCTATTAGAGACGCCAAAAGCCGCCGGCATAGTCAAACCTATGCTTGTAATCAAAGTAGGGAATGTAGTCAAATTTCCCGCTCCATTTATGTATTGAGTATTATCGCCGCTAAAACCTAAATTAATCGTTCCGCTTGAAGTTACGGGAGAACCGGTAATCGTTAGAGCGTTTCCGTCTCTAGATACACCTACCGAAGTTACGGTCCCCGTCGCTCCCGACGATCTAGCCCAAACTGTCCCCGTATAAACTGCGTAGTCGCCCACCGCAAAAGCAATAGGACCGGCCCCGAAGTTTACAGTTCCGGCAACGTTACATAACCAAACGTCCCCCGCGTTACCCGTACCGTTAACCAAAGTAGGCGTATTAGTAGCCGCGTTCCAAACTCCTTTAAATTCCATAACCGAATTAGGTAACTGACTTACTAGAATTTTACCGTTCTCGTCAAGCCTAGGAACCCCGTTAGCGACGTTAAAAGCTACGGACGATAATATACCGTCGGTTGCTACGATAACGTCGTCTAAGTCCCTTAATTTGGCTCCGCTTGTTATAACTATTTGGTTACTCATTTTCTTTATTTTATCTAATTAAACAAACCTCTAACAAATTCCCCACTATCTAAGGCCCTACTAAATGTAAGTACTCCCGTTGTACTATTCCACTTAACTTGCTCGTCTACCGGAGTTCCGCTAGTTATGATCGCTTGGCAATCTATACCGCCTCTAGATACATAAACGCAGTCCTTCCCAATCATATCGGTCCAAGTGATCGTAGTCTCGCCGCCGGCCGCCGTATATTCCTTATTGTAAACATATCCTCCGCGAATAATAATTCCCGCCGGATTAATGCTAGTCCCCGTAGTACCGTAAGCGCCGGTCCCTTGTAAACTAACGCTATAAGTCGCCGCATCTTTATAAGGAGCGTTAATACCTATACTAGTTATATTACAAATTCCGTTTATTATTACTAACCCGTCTGCGCCGTTGTCTATTACGAAATTAATTTCGATAGGTTCTCTAGCTAATTGTTTATTAAGCATAAACAAATAAGAGAAACCGCTTAAAATAACTAATCCGTCGCAAGTTACGGTCCAAGTCGCTATATCATTTTTATACTGTCGGAACCAAGCCGAAGTAATAGAGGTAACCTCTACTTGATCTACATTAACGCTAAAAGAACAGTTTGTAGAGCAAGCAAACGCGACGTCTACTTCCGGATCTACGTCCGTTCTATGCCAATAAAGCATAACGTTTTTACCATTTACGGGATTTGCCATATATCAAAGTTAAAAAATATTTAATTGTAGATTCCAAAAAGGCCCAAGTTGTCCCGTATCGGTAATATATTGAATAAAAGTAAATACGGGTTCCTCGTCGTAAAATATTTCTATTAGTTGAACTCCTCTAACTTGATCGTAATAAGAATTAGTAGTTAATCTATTTAAAGCAAACTGTTTTCCATTATAAGATAAGTTCCCCGTAGAAGGATCGGTTACCGTATAAACTTTATCTAAATTAATATACCCGTTATCCGATTGTATTGCTCCTAAGTCTGCTTCTAAAGTGGCTATGTTTCTTTGGTAAATCTTAATATATTGATAAGCTATAAAAGTAAGCGGCTCGATTCTACCTTCTATTAGATATTCAAAATACCAATTCTTTAAGAATATTCCGCTACTATTAAATAAAGAACCTAACGTTAAAACTTGCATACCGTTAGCATTTGGATAAATTTGTCCGTAGGGAATTTCAAATACTTTAAGCGTAGATTTTTGCTCCGTAGTTTCGTTAGATACTACTGCATATTGTACGTCCGTTTGGCTTTGAGTTAATGTAAAGTTTCTTAGTTCGGTACTATTATTTTCTACTAATATTTTAATATTTAAATAACCCATTAAAAAGTTAGCACTAAATAAACCAACAAAAAAAGGAGGAATAGTTAAACTAAAACTAGCCCAAGGATCGCTACCGTCCCAAGCCGGAAACGTTATATATGTAGCCGCGTTAGTTTGCCAATTTCCGCTATTATCTAAATATTTATTCCCCGATCCCGTATTTAATAAAGCTACTTGGATTTTCATAGCTATCGAATTTTTATGTTCGACGCTAAAATTTAAAGGGAATCCTCCAACGTAAGGAGTATAATTATAAAAAAGAGGGCCGGCGGCTAATATTTGTAAAATGGCGTCTCCGGTTCCCGCAGATAAATAGTAACTATTAAATTGATCGTCCGGATATTCTATAACGTAAGCAGTAGCCGTTCCGGTAAGAGTAGTAAACCAACCAATCGCGCCAAGAGGCGGTACAGTTCCTATAACTGTTTTTAAATCTGCATTATGTATTAAATTAATAGGAGAACTATATCTATTTCTTAACTGAATATTATAAAATCCCTTTCTTAATATTTTAGTTTGACTATTATCTATAAAGTGAACGTTCCCGTCTTCATAAGGCGCTATATTAATTACATTATCTAAATATCCCGAACTGTCTATCGTTATCGCAGATCCTACGTTATATTTTGTATAATACCTAGTTGGGGCCGCTACCTCCATAGTAGAAGTAATCCACCAATCTCCGTTAGATTGATACATTCTGCAATTAAAAGTCCTTAACATATTTTCGATAATATCGTAATAACTTACTCCTACGAAATCCCTCCTATATTGGTAAATCTGCGAAAAAGGCTCGTTATAAGATCCGTTACCTCTATTTAACATTCCTTCCGCATAAAAAGAACAAGCAATAACTAAATAAAGGTCCTCCGGATAACCTAATAATCTTAAAGCGTCGAAAACTATTTCTATCCATTGTTGCGTAGTATTAATACTCGCGGCTACTATGTAAACTTGATCCTCTAAAAAAGAAATAGCGTCTATGCAAACTAAAGACGCTTGATTTATTCCCGTACTAAAACCAATTTGAGAATAATCATTAAATAAAAACCCCCTCCAAATAACAGTAGAGTCCTCTTTATAAACTACCCAATATTTACGATCGTTCTTACTAAGTACGTCCGGAAATTGGTCGTAGTCGTCTTCGGTTTCTAGTATTATAGTAAAATTTAATTGAGAACTTATTATAGACGGGTAAGGGTACTCTTCGCTAGAGTTTGGTTGTAATACAATTTCCGAAGGAGTATAGGTTTTAACTATATCGTCGACGTAGTCTTGCTCGTAAATTTCTATTGTTTGAGTGTTCTCATTTCGTAGAATTTGGCTTATAGTATATCTTAGTCCGTATGCCATTATGCTAAAGATATTGATTGTCCTTTTAAATTAGACGCTTTCTGCGCTCTATTTGTTGCTAGTAATAAATCTTGTCCTCTTAATACAAAATGACCGCCGCCCGATCCTCTACCCGAAGACATAGATCCCGCACTAAAAGTCTTAGTTAACATTCCGGTTAATTTACTTAAAGGGATAATAGCCTCCGGACCGGCTTCCCCTACTAGGCCCATAGTTGGACCGGTAACTATACCGCCGGTAGCAAAAGGAATAACTCCTATGTTTGCCGCCGCCGCTACGGCTCCCGCTCCTCCGCCCGAAGACGCATTTAAAGCGGTCATAATAGCCTTAAAAATAGCCGCCTTAATTACTGCGGCCGCTATATCTTCGGCAAGTCTTAAGAATTGATCGCCTAACGCCTCTAGTACATTTTGCCCGTTTTTAAGCGCGTCAAAGAAACCCATAATAGCGTTAGTAGCCATTCCCGAAACTGTGTCGGCAAAGTTCTCGTAAGCCTTTTGTCTTTTTTTCATTCCTTCCGCGTCGTTATCCGCTATCATTTTATTAATAGCCATTGTATTACGAGCGGTCCTTAATGGATCTAAGGCTTTCTCGGCCCCGCCCGTATACTTATCAGTAGTACGGAACGAAACGTCTCTAAGTATCGGAGAAGTGTCCGAAACGTCTCCTTGCGGCCTACCGCTATAATATTTATCCTCTAATTCTTTTGCAGATCCTAATAATTGTTTAAGTGCGTTTTGCGCTTCTTGCGTTTTACTTCCCGCTATTTTTTCGATAGCTTTATAAATGGCCTCTAACGATTGAACGGCAAAAGAATCCTTCGCCCCCTTCTCGCTAATCATTCCATTTAATAACTGAAATTGAGCGCTATTTAAAGTCTCTTTAAGATTGTTTAATACCTTTTGAACCTCGGTTAATTTATCTGCGCTTCCGCCTCCGGCTAGTTTGCCGTTACCGGTCATTAACGCAAGGAATAAAGGATTTTGCGCCCCCTTATCTAAGGCCGAGTTCATTTGATTAGTAAGACTTAAAATATCGTTACTTTGAACTATCGCTTGCGTCTTTAAGTCTCTTAATTGCTTGGCCGTAAAAGTTACCTTATCCATTCTACTAGCCGACTCTATTTCCATAGAGGAACCAATACTAGAAGGCGCTTGAGCGGATTCGTTCATTGACGCCATAAATTGCGCTCTAGCTTTAGTTACGCCTTCTTGCGTCTTTGCTAAAGCTATCGACTTGTCCGCTATTTCATTTCTATAACGTTCTACGATTGCTTGTTGAATAAGTGCCGCCGTATACTGTTTAACCGCTTCTTTAGCGTCGTCTATATTTTTAATTTGATCGCCGTAACCTTTACTTACTCCGTTAAGAATATCCCTAACTCCGTTAAGGGCCTTTACTCGTTCTGCGTCGGTTAAGTTAGCATTTTGAGAAAGTTTAATAAGGTTCTCTAATTTTATACCTTGGTTTACTGCGGCTTCTTTAGATTTCTCTAACGCTTTAGCGTACTCTTCTTGGGCCTTTTTAGCCTCGTCTACGGCTTTTTTATTCGTGAATAGTTTATCCCCAAAGGCTACAAATAAAGACGAAATTACGCCCAAGGCTAGGCCTATACCGGCCGGACCGGTCATAACTGCTAATAAACTTTGGAACGCCTCTTTATTTGACGTAGAAGAGGACCTTAATCGTTGGAATGATTCTAATAAAGGGTTAAGGTTATTCGCTATACCTATAAACCCATAAGGGGCATCTTGCGCTACCCTAGATAAGTTTATTAAAGACTGCGTCGCTTGATCCGTACCGCCTTTAGCCTCTACAAACTTAGTTTTTAACCCCGCCGTCGATTTTGCCAAATCCTCGATAGCCTTTAACGCTTCCTTATTGTCGGCGGTTATTATCAGTTGTAAAGTTTCTTGGGCCATTTTATTTTTAGTTTACTCCGTACAATTTTAACGTATTAGCTAACTGTTGGTTAGTTAACATAACCTTCTCTTCTTGTTCGACGCTATCGTCTAAATCCGGAATATGCCAAAACGATTGTAAAGACTTGGGGGATTGGTCCGCAGTATTGCTTAAGTATATGATATAGGCTAGATTTCTAGTTCTAGCCCATTCGTTTAATTCTCTTTTTTCGACACCTAAAACCACTATACTATAATCCTTCCAAGTCATATCCCAAAACTCGCTAGGCCTTATCCCACATTCCGCCGCTTTAACTAAAACGTCGTCCCAATTAAGGCTTACTCTTTTTTTTTTCCGCTTTAGCGACGGGGCCTTTATTTACTTGTAATAACGTATTATCTACTATGTATTTAATGTAGTCCACTAAAGGACCGTCTTGTCTAAATACTCCTCCTACTTCGTCTATCCAATCGCAAACGTCGTCTTCCGTAAATACTACTTCCTCTTTATTGCTAGTACAAGCCGACTCATATCCAATATGAACTAACTGTACTAACGTATTAAGGTCGTAGGCGGCTCTAGTAAGTACGTCAAAATATTGATCTATTGTAATCTTATTTTTATCCGTAAACCTACGCATAGCCCAAGTCCCCCACTTTAAGTGGATTTCTTTTTGCTTCAATAACATTTTATACATACTGACTATTTTTTATACGGTTTCGGTTTGAGTTAATGGAGGTAAAGTAACTACGAAAGTCGCCGAGAACTTAACGTCGTCTTTATCTGCCGCGTTAACGTCAAAGTTAGAAATAAACACTTGACCGCTATAAACAATATCGCC